CCATATTGACCGGAGCAGTCCCGACAATGAAAGGAATAGCCGCCTCCACCTGCACCGGCGGCAGGATAGAAGTCGGCACTTCGGAGATTTTTACCCCGTGGTTGTATGCCATGTTATGACCTCCTTAGAGTTCATTTTTGAGTTGACGCACATAGGCGTTTAGGATGTCGCCCTTAACACCGATGCGCTTTCGTGCCGTTGCCAACTCGGACACCGGGACGAAAAGCCCACGGAGGGCCTCACTCTTTTCGCGCATCGATACGATGTGCGGAGGAAACTCCCCAGCACGGAACACCGCATTGCGCATCAGTGCACCACCTCCAAGGGTCGGCCCGATATAGACGACGGCCTTTCCCTCGGTGGTTTGCGCCTTTTTAGTTGTGGGTTTCTTCATAGTCATCAGAAGTCCTCCTCCTTATCAATTGGCTGCGGCGTGCGGATGTCCCACGTCGTTTGCATATCCAGCTGCCAGTACGGGTAGGGCTGTTCCGCATAGGTGCTCCACTTGATCGGATGCTTCAGCCGATACCGATTAGCAAGAACCATTCCTGGCAAGGAGCAGAGCGCAGTGCGAATGCGGGACATGACGTTCAGGCAGTACTCGTGCCCGTCGTATTCTTCCGAATAGGTCCCGACGATGATCGAAACCCGCACCTCGGTTGAGTCTTGCTCTGTCGCGCCTTCGTCGGCTCGGACAAGAACGAAAGGAAAGTCGTCCTTCTGACCGGTACGCTTCGGCGGCAGATACCCGTTGACGACCTGCGGAGCGCGAAGCTCGCCCTCAGCAAAACCGCGCTCTGGCTTTGTGGGTAACGCAAAGTTCTTCACGGCTTCCGCGACCAATTCACGTATCGCGCGCGTCAATTCGTTTTCGACCATTCGGTCACCTCCTACACTTTCAAAATGCGGTTGACTTCGTGGTCAAGGCGCTTGACGATCATTTCCTCGGTTCTCTCTTCGATTGCCTCCACAACCTCCTGATTGCCGATGATCGACGGAATTGAAGGGCCGAGCTTCTTCTCAATCGGAAGACGCTTTTTCCCTACGCGCTGCATGATCTTTCCATGCCAAACGAACGCTTGACCCAAGGGCTTCATGCCGCCATCGCGCTTTACAGACACGCGGACTCGCTTCTGGTTTGCGCCAGTGCTATCCGTTTTCGGCGAATGTTTGTAGGCCGCAAGACCGAGCATCGGACCTCGGCTCACAATCTCCGCTTCTAGCTTTGCGCGCGTCGCCTTGCTCGTTGTGAGCGTTTGACGAACGTCGCCAGCCTTCACGGTGTAGCGAGCCCTAACCTCTTTCACGGCCTGCGTCTTCCCTGCCTGCGCCGCACGATTGATTGAGCGCATCAGTGCAGTCTCAACGCCGCCAGGCACTTCGCTGAGGAGCTTTTTCGCTCGCTCGATCGCCTGATCGGAAGTCACCTTGATGGATGAAGTGCTCATTGCTCATTCGCCTCCGTCACAATGACAAGCACGCCGCCCTCATTGCTGACAGACTTGACAAGATGAAGCGCGCCGTCGATGTTGAGAAGCTCGCCCTCGACCGGCGTTTCAATCACGCCGACTTCGACGTATATCGTCAGTTGGTTGACAAAAACGCCAAGGTATGAATCGTCGCCGTTCGCCTGCGTGATGATCTTGTCGAGAATGCACGGCACAACCTCATGGCCGATTTCGTGCTCCTCGGAAAACTCGTCGAGGTTGATGAAGACGTTCTGCACGTCAGCAGCAACGAAATCCTTGAAGGCACTCATCCCGCCACCTTCTTCGTCGTGCGACGCTTGACAGGTTGCTTGACTTCAACTTCTGGCTCATCTTCTGCTTCGGGAATCGGAGCAAAAGCAGCTTCCGGCGTCGGCAATGGAGCTTCTTCGACAGGGTCGTCCTCGACCTCATTCACGCCGACAAGCGCCAGATTTTCCTTGAGAAGCTGAAGGCCGACCGTATCGTCAACCTCGATCTCCTCACCTGCCGTGTAGCGTTTGCCGGAAATGAGAAGGTTTTCTAAAAGAACAACTTTCATTTCTGTCCCTCCTACGAAAAAGGGCAGGTCGTATTGCCTGCCCTAATTCGGTTTTTGTCGCTCTTAAGCGAGAGCTTCGATGACGTGGAAGCCGTGAATCTGCTGAATGATCGGCAGCGGACGGCTCTTGATCTGCACAATACGACCAGACGGGTTGGCGCGCTGAACCCAAGAATCAGGGACACGAGCGCCTTCGTAGAACTTGACCGCATCATCACCGGTCAAGGAAACCAGGCC